ACGGCTACGGCGACGCCTACGGCGACGGCGACGGCTACGGCGACGGCTACGGCGACGGCTACGGCGACGGCGACGGCGACGGCGGCTTCTGAGCTGCCCGACCGACGCATACCAACAGATCGGGCGAGTCGCTCGCCCAGTCCCCCCACACCACCTTTCAACTCCCCGATGGAGCCCACACCCATGTCCCTGCCAGACGACATCAACACGGCCCTGCCGATCCGCTTCGAGGATCTGTCGCGGGCGGAAGCCGTGGCAAAGCTGATCCGCATGGTCGCGTTCCAGCGAGCCCGCAACCTTCTGCTGATCGACCATATTGCGGCGAACGCCACCCGGGATCGTCCGAACATGGCAACGGTTGTCACGGTCGGAACCGGCGCAGATGCAATTTCGATTCTTGCTTGGCGCGATCCTGACAACAGCCTGCATTCGGTGGTGGCATGATGGCGGAACCCTACATTCCGCTCTCCGGCAAGCGCGCTTCGGCTTTGTCTTCCGGATCAAGCGCGGCGTGCGCCTCGCGCATGGCCATGCGGCAATTCCACCACTCCGTCATCGTCTGTTCCAGGTCATCCCGTGTCGGCACGCCATCGAGCCATGCGTTTGCGTTGCCGGGATTGAAGGTCAGCCGCAGCTTGTCTGTGGGGCGGCCATCAGTCCGGCCTGACATGCCGTTGACCGCCGCATTCAGGCGCTTGACCAGCGCCAGCCCGGCCAGATCAGCGGCTTTGAACGCCCGGCTCCGTTTCTCGAATGCCACCCTCAGCCGGATCTTGCGTTCAACATCTGCGTCTTCGTTTTCCATATCCCTGATGTCCTTTCACGACCTTGGGGGTTTCGCGGGCCGCGCGCGTCAACACGCGGCCCGCACCATTACCTTCCCCGCCTGACCCCTGTCTTTCAACCCCCCGATGGAGCCAATCCCGATGCCCGTTCCCCTGATCCTGCCCCCGTCCGAGGCGCGGCGTGTGCTGCTGGACGCGGCGCTGTGCGAGGCCTGCCCGACACTGCGCCAGATCGCCGCCACCGCCACCTTCAAGGCCCCGCGCGTCCTGCACTGGCCCGCGCCCTTTTCGGGGGACGCCGCATGAACGCGCTCAGCGAGATCAACATCAAGCGCGGCCTGTCCCGCGCCACCTCCGCCCTCGCCGCCGCCCTGCACCAGCAGCAGGAGCGCGCCCCGACACTGGTGCCGCGCCTGCCCGGGGCGCTGGCCAACCCCGAACAACTCGCCGCCGATCTGGTAGAGGCGCTGGTCCCCGCCACCCGCCGCCTGAACCGCGACGAGCTGATCATCGGCATGGGCGAACTCCCCCGCGCTCACCGGCAGGCAAAAGCCGAGGCGGAGGCCGAAACCGCCGCGATGGCGCTGCTGTTGGCCGAGGCGCTGAAAACCGGCAGTCAGGAGATCCAGGTCGCCGCGCTCGACATGGCGATGCAGGCGCTGCACGGCAAACCCACCGCCGCCCGGTTGCTCTATGTCGCGGGCGACCGCGTTTTTAACGAGGGGCGGTGATGCGGATCACCGCAATGGCAAAACGTCCCGCGCCCCCAGTTACGCGCGGCGGCGGCCCTCTGGACGACCTTATCAAATGGATCAAGGAGGCGCTGACCCGCCAGAGATGCATTGCCAACGCCATCACCCTCGCCGCCCTGCTGTCCGGGGCTGCGATCCTGATCACCCAAACCCCCGCCGCCATCGCCGCCGCCCGCACCATGCAGGCGCCGGGATGGTGAGCGCATAACCCGAAAGGATTCCCCGTGGCGAAACACGATCTGAACTTCCTCGAATTCATGCAGACCTTCCGGCGCGGCGAACTGCTGACCGAAGGCGACGCCAAGCTGACCGATCTGGTCAGCGCCATGCGGGAACACGGCGAAGGCGGCAGCATGACGATCTCGCTCAAGTTCAAGCCAAACAAGGCGGGCCAGCTCGAATGCGTCCCCTCGATCACCACGAAAAAGCCGACCCGCGCCCTTGGCACCGGGATCTATTTCGCCAGCGATGAGGGCCGCCTGACCCGCCGCGATCCCAACCAGATGGACATCGAAGACGAGATTGAGCGGCGGCGCTCGATCGAAACCCACTGACGCAACCCGAAAGGACCAACGATGACGAAAGACCCTGAAACCATGGTCGCGCACGCCCCCGGCAGCGCGCTGGAGGCCGCAATCCGCGCGGGCTTCTTGGCCAAGCAAGAGATCGAAGGCCAGGACGGTGCCAAGCACGTCTTTGTGCCCAAGGATTTTACCCTTGTGAAACTGTCAGATGACACACAGTTGCCGCCGTGGCCGCGCCAGAAAATCACGGTGGATGATCGGGCCAGCCTGTCGGCCTATGCCAACCGGCACTCTCGGCCCGGCATTTCGATCCTGATCGCCGATTACGACGCCCTGAAAATCACCGCCCATCTGGACTGGCACCCTGCCAATGACCACGATCTGGCGGGCAAAGCCGCGCCCGATCAGCACGCTGTCACGCTGGCCCTGCGCCTGTCTGAAGAATTTGCCCGCTGGGATGGGTTCGAAGGCAAGCTGCACAGCCAGGAAGATTTCGCCCGCTTCATCGAAGAAAACTCGGTCGATATCGCCTTCCCGGAGGCAGCCATCATGCTGGAAATCAGCCGCGATCTTGAGGCGGCAGTGGGCCAGACCTTCAAGGGCCGCGTGAACCTGTCGAACGGCGACCGCGCGATGAAGTTTGAATCGGAAACCAAGGTTCAGAACGAGATCGCAATCCCGGAAAAATTCGTTCTGTCGATCCCGATCTACAACGGCGAACACCAAATGGATTTGACCTGCCTTTTCCGCTGGCGCGCCAATGGGCAGGGCGGGCTGCTGATGGGCTTCCAGTGGCACCGCGTGGAATACCAGCGCCGCGCCCACTTCGCCGAAATCGCCGCCCGCGCCGCCGAAGAAACCGGGCTTCCGATCTTCGCTGGCCGCAAGGGCGGCTGACCCCCACCCCGCGCCGGGCGGGTTATCCCGGCACCACGGCAACAAAAGGAACCCACCATGTTTGGAAAACTGAAAGAACGGCTGACCGGCGGCGCCTCGCGGCTCACCGGCAAGGCTGACCTGCTTGAGGCGATCTGCGCCGCCTGTGTGCTCGTTGCCTCCGCTGATGGCGATCTTGCTGATGATGAGGCGGCGGTCGCGCTGGACCGGCTGACAAACCACGACACGCTGTCTCAGGCGTTCAGCGCTACCCAGATCGAGGCGGCGTTCGACAGGCAGGCCAAGCGCGCAAAATCCGGCCTGTCTGGCCGTATCGGTTTGCGCCGCGAGATCGAAGAGGCAAAGGCGAAATCTGCCGCCGACGATCTGGAAATGTTGCTGGTCATCGCCATCGACGTGGCATCTGCGGACGGCGATGTTGGCGCGAAGGAAATGGCGGCGCTGAAAACCATCGGGCAGGCGGTCGGCCTTGAGCCCGCTCGGTATCTGGCCTGATGGGCGCGTTGGCCACTTGGGCGCTGGGGCTTCTGGCGGTGTTCGGCGCGATCATCGGCCAGCTGGTTTTCCCCTTCGCCTTCGACTTCCTGTCCACTCTGGGGGTTTACGGGCTTGGCGTTTTTGTTGGACGCCGGGTGACCGAAACCACGCCCTGACACCCCACCCCGCGCCGGGCCCCCTCCACCCGGCGCGGCGCCCCCGGCGGCCTCCCTCCTCCCAGCCGTTGGGGGCATTATCGAACCCACGGATATTTCCATGCAGCAACCCATGCCCATCCAGATTCGCGGTGTCCACTATGACAGCGCCCGCCACGCAGCCGAGGCCCTTGGCGTGTCGCGCAGAACCGTTCTGGGCGCGGTCAGCCGGGGGCGGCAGGATTTCTGCGGTCTGGGCGTGGGCAAACCGATGCGCGTCACGATCCGGGGCGTCACCTACGCCAGCGTCAAAGAGGCGGCCCAGGCCATTGGCGTCGCACCCAGCACTGCGGCCTGCGGGCTGAGCAGGGGCGACCCCGACCGGATCGGCCTCGGTCTGGATTACCGTGCCCGGCGGCAACGCGGCGGCACCCCGCCCAAAGCGGTCACCATCTGCGGCCAGCACTTTGCTTCGATCGGCGATCTGGCCCGCGCCATTGGTCGCGATCCTCGCGCCGTCCGCACCAGCCTGCGCAAAGGCGAAACCGCCCGCGCCAATCTTGTCCGCGCTGTCCTGCGCCTGATCGCAGACCGCGAAAACGCAGCCATGAAAGCCGCCACTGCCCTGCAGCAAGCGGCGTGAACAGGATCATTAGATAATGCAGCAGACCCCGCGCAAGCCCCACCGCCCGCACGCCCTGATCACCGCCTTCGTGCTGCTGATCCCGATCGCTGCAGGTGCCGCGATCTGCGGCCTTACCATCACCGGAACCCAGATCATCGCAGGGTGGATCGTGCAATGAGCGATTCCGAAAACATGATCCCGTTTGCCGATGGCAGCACCGAAAAGCTGCGCGCGGGCGACACGGTGCTTCACACCCTCGCGCAAGAGGAGTGGGTGGTTCTGGCCGACACGGGCCGGATGGTCGCGTGGGCCGGATGGCCGCCGGGCATGGAAAGCCGTGCCAATCTTGTGCCGCGCACGCGCTGCTCTGACGAGGATCACCGCCGCACGATCGACAGCGTCAATCGCGAGGGCCACTCGCTGCAACACATTATCCTGCGCGAAAACGGGGCGCTGCAATGAGCGACCACACCAGCATAGAATGGACGGCTACACGCATCAACGGGCGCATCCTGCCGGGCTATACCTTTAACCCGCATGAAGGGTGCCAGAAGGTCGGGCCGGGCTGCGACCATTGCTATGCCGAGGCGCGCAATGTACGCTTCACAGGCGGCATCAACTGGGGTCCGCACGCACCCCGGCGCCGCACCAGCGCCGCGAACTGGCGTAAGCCGCTGAAATGGAATGCCGAAGCCGAAGCCGATGGAATCGTGCGGCATGTGTTCTGCGCAAGCATCGCCGATGTTTTTGACAACCACCCGAGCATCGAAGATCAGGAGCGGCGCGATCTGGGCGCGCTGGTCGAGGCGACGCCTTGGCTGATCTGGTTCTTCCTGACCAAGCGGATCGGGAATGCCAAAAAATACCTTGCGATGATGTTTCCGCGCGGCCTGCCAAAGAATGTCTGGATCGGCGCAACCATCGTGAACCGCGAAGAAATGCTGCGCGACGGCCCAAAGCTGATGGCCTGCGCCGCCCCGATCCGCTTCTGGTCAGTGGAGCCGATGCTTGGCGACCTGGGCGAAATCCCGCGTGAGCTGATGCCGGAATGGATCATCGTCGGCGGCGAATCCGGCCACGGCGCCCGCCCGATGAACCCGCAATGGGCCCGCGATATCCGCGACTAATGCCTTGCCGCAGGAACCGCCTTTTTCTTCAAACAGAACGGCGAATGGGTTTCGGTGTCCGAGGTCGAGGGTCCGGGCGAACACTTCAAATTCCCCGATGGCCGCACCGTGCGCCGCACCGGCAAGAAACTCGCCGGGCGCACACTGGACGGCCGGACATGGGATCAGATGCCGGGGGTGGCGTGATGCCGATCTACCCGCCAGAACCTGACCCGTTCAACTGCGTGATGTGTGGCCGCGACTGCCCCAAGAAATGGCACGATCCGGCCCGCCGCGAATACCCGCCGCTGTGCTGGAATTGCGAACAATACGGCTGGCGCCAGGGGCCACTAACCCAGAACCCGGACCAGCGCCTGATCAAGCAGATCGGGGCGCTGTCCGAGGCGATCACCGGCGCGGCTTGGGGGAAAATCGATGGCAGAGCGTGACTATGTCAGCACCCCGGTCTCAGACAGCCTTGGGCTGCGCGACGTGATCCTTGGCCTTGCCGCCGATCTGGTGGATATCCGCGCCGGACGGATCAGCCCGACCGATGCCCTCGCCCGCGCCGCGCTGGCGAAGCAGATTTTCAACGGTGTGCGGCTTTATGTGCAGGCCATCCGGTCACTCGAGGCTGCGGCGCGGGATGCAACGCCCATTGAGCCACCGAAGGAGGGTGTGTGATGGCCCCGAAACCCTGTCTTGGCTTTGCATCGCGCACCGATGCCGTCTTGTCGCTGCGGCGGCAGGGCCAGTCCACCCGGCAAATCGCCGACCGGATCGGAATCGCAGAAAATACCGTGACCGCGCTGGAACATTCCGCTGGGCGCTCGAAACGCCGCGCCAGCCGCCCGGCAGAGGAAATGGGCCGCACTGTGCTGTTTCCCCGCGACATCCTCGACCAGTTGGGGCCGCACGCCGCCAAGCGGGGCATCCACCCCAACAGCCTTGCCCGCCTGATCGTCAGCACAGCTGTTGATGAAGGCCTGATCGACAGCGTCTTGGACGATGAAGAGACGTGGCATGACCAGCCCGGTAATGCGCACAAGCAGATGCCGGGGGTGGCGTGATGGATCACCTCAAGAGCGGCGTCAACGTGCCGTGGAACGCCAGCTGGACGGCGGAAGACAGCTATGAGGTGCGCAACTGCCGCTGGGCCAG